GTTTTCAATGTGTCGTAATGTGCTTTCACACAGAAATGACATTTGCCAACGATGCTAGCTGCCAAACTAAATGCTTCAAAGTTAGCTTTGGTAGTGCCACCATGACTTGCAATGGCGTTCATGCGTAACTGTGCCGGCAGGCCTTTTAGGGCAGGATCATCGCACATTTCAACATAAGGATACCACACGTTGTTTTGTGCCATGATACTTGCGGCAGTCATTGCTGACTCTGCATGAACAGGAGCGTCTGCCAAAATTACACTTAGTATTTTACCGTTGCCAGTTGCAGCCAATGCGGCTACAGCACAGCCCATGGCCACATCCGCATCTAAGGTGCTACGCAGTAACACAGCATCCAGATTTAATTTTGTATCTTTGGCGTATTCAGGCAAGGCACCTTTTACTGATTCAATAAAACTCATTTTAATATTTCCCTGATGCTAATACGATTTGACAAATATGTTCCAATCGCTCAATGTGTTCAAATGCTCTCCACGGACTTGTGTCAATTGCAACAACACCGTGGCCTTTGATACCTACAATGTCAAAGCCAATAGTACCATCTTTTTGAAGCCACAGATTTTCGTGACAACGATCAGCAAGTTCTTGACTGATAGGAGGCACATCTCCCACGTTCTTTGCTACCTTAGTATAACGGTTTAGTTCTGGGAACTCTTCACTAATAATGCTTAGATCAATCCCGGCATGCATGGCCGCAATACAATATGTAGGATGTAAATGAACAACTACTCTGACTTCATTGCTGTGTTGACCCATCTTCTTTTGTAAACCAAAGTGTAGAGGAATCTCGCCGCTGGGTTTTAGTTTTTCACTAATGTCAGTGTAAGGTAGTTCATGCCAGGTATAACGATCAACAGGTTGGTACATAATACCAATCTTCTTGAACTGATCAGGTTGCATAGTCTGCTTACGGACGCCGCTGGGTGTGATGTAGAAATGATCACGGTCGTGATGACGAATGCTGACATTGCCATCACGACTGGTAATCCAGTTGCGTCTATATGCTTCAACTAATGTATCGCAGATAGTTTCTAACATTACTTGTTTCCGATACCGAAGTATTTTTGCAACACTTCTAGCTTATCTTCATACTCTGCAATATGCGCGATTTCAGTTTCTACAGCACCCATCCAGTCAGTGTGATCGTGTATTGCCATAGGATTATTCAACATGACTTCTACATTCATCTTGTGTTTGATAATCTGTGCTGTAAAGTTTGCTTCTAATGCTTTAAGTAATTGTTCTTTCATTTATGCTCCTTGATAAAAGTTTAAGTTATCATCTTCAGCGAGCTCTGGAGTGTTCCAAACATTACGATTGTTCCATTCACGAATACGATCCAATCGTTCTTGTTCTGTCATTTCATAACATCTAGGATTACGATCAGGCTGTCGCAGTGTGTCAATGCCTCGTTGAAGTTTAAACATTACAGAGTCTCGCCGCCAACTGTGCGGTTACATGCACAGAGTTCACCAGTTTGTAACGCATCCAATACACGAAGTGTTTCTTCTGGGCTACGACCAACGTTCAAGTTGTTCACAGTAACGTGCTGGATCTCGTTGTTTGGGTCAACAATGAACGTGGCACGAAGTGCGGCGCCTGCTGGAGCATAGAATACTCCCAACTGTTCAATCAAACTCAACTCGCCACGCTGTGTGTCAGCGAACTGTGTGTGAGTGATCTTCTTCAAATCAGCGTGAGCATTTTGCCAGCTAACTTTACAGAACTCGTTGTCTGTTGAACCTGTGAGCAATACAGCATCGCGATCGGCGAAGTCACCTGCTAATTTGTCGTAGGCTACGATTTCTGTAGGGCATACAAATGTAAAGTCCTTTGGATAGTAAACGATTACTTTCCACTTGCCTGGGAAACTCTCATCTGTGATGTCAAAGAACGCATCTTCTGGTTGTCCTGGCTTAACGCCTGTGACTGTAAATGGGGCTAATTTATCGCCAACTGTTTTCATATCTTCTCCTTGTGTGTGTTGAAAACTAACTCTTCAGTGTTTATACTGATATACTATTATAATAGTATTTAACTTGGAAATCAACCTTTTTAATAGATTCGTCCAATAATTATTTCAATGACGATTATAGGAAAAATTAATATCAAAAAGAAACCCGCCGAAGCGGGTTCTGCTATTTTTGATTACAAGGTATAACTACCTCGGACCGCTGTTTTTTAGGCAGCTAGGGCAAATCTGCTTTCATTAGCAGCACCGCGAACGGTGTTACCAGTAAAGCTCATTGCGCTGAAGTCAAATGTATCTGCGTTTGCATTTATAGATTTGCTTGATTTACAGTCATCGCCTACTGTGTTGCCTTCTCCACTATCTCACCCTGTCGAAACCATGTCTGGCCCCTCAGAAGCATACTTGGAAGATTTATTTACCGCTGACTATCACTCTTCCCCAGCGTCACTTTAGTATGCTTTTGGTGGACCAGGTGGGAGTCGAACCCACGTCCAGAATGCCTTCACTTTGAAGGGGTTACAACAATTCCTTAAGCAGGCTGAATATTGCTGGCCTGCTGGCCTTTCTGCCCCTGAGTCACTTCAAACCTTACACTTTGTCCTTCTTGTAGGCTCTTGAAGCCACTCGAATTAATCTGTGAAAAGTGAGCAAATAAGTCTGCGCCACCATCGTCCGGAGTAATGAATCCAAAACCTTTGGCGTCGTTAAACCATTTTACTTTTCCTGTTACCATTTTACTTTTTTCCTTGTGTTAAAAATGTTTATCTGTGTGTGTGATTAAAATTGATTATTAAACCAACCAACTTTTTTACCTTCTATAATGCGTTTTTCATATGCTTCTACACTTCCGGGCCATCTCCAGGCCCAAATTGCCACCAAGCACATAAAGGCTGCTGTGTATAGTATACCACGAGTAGGCACATTTGTCAACCACATGATTATCAAACTGCTGCTCATCATGGCCAACATAAAGTATTTCATCTTAGTAGGGAATACCCTGCGCTCATTCCAATTGGTTAAGAATGGGCCGAATATTTTGTGATTGTATAACCAGGCATGCATGGTAGGCGACCCTTTGGCAAAACAGTATGCGGCAAACACCACAAATATACTGTAGGGTATGCCGGGAGTGATTAATCCAATATAGGCCATGCCTAGGCTAAGAAACCCTAGTATTTTCCAAAATAATTTTTTCATGTTATGCTGCCACCACTCTGTTAGATATTGCACCAACAATAATATCGGAGTGTAAATTTGGTGTAAATTTTCCGCCTGCTGCACCATTTAATGTTGCTAATTTATTTTGAGACGGTGTTTTCTTGCCGCCATTCGGCAGTCCTGGAATTGCATAACTTATGTGTATCCACACTGTCTTGTTTGGTAGATATTCCAACAGCAGTTGATCGTAGGGAATGTTTTTACTAATCCATACAGCAATATCAAAATAACTGTGTGCGCCTACTCCTCTAAACTGCAGGTCCATGGCCTGACCGGTGCCGTGTTGACTTTTAGGATCGTTGTGCCTAAAACTATTAGTTATAGTTGCGTTTGGATATTTGGCCTTGATAGGTTCCCAAACATTTAATGCCAGTGCCGCTAGATTATTGACCACTGCACTTGGGCCGCTGACTGAAGGTGCGCATTGTGCTAGTTGAGGAATGGTTCTAGGAAAGGTAACTGCCTTTATCATTGTACCTAGTGTGGTGCCGTTGGGTGTTAGAACAGTGGCAAAACTTATGTCGCCGGTAACTGCCGCAGCGTCCCGCCCTTGAACCGGCGCACCAGGACCTACACCATCTGTTTTAGGAGTCGGAGTTGTAGTAATAGTCTTGTGTTCTTCAGCAGTGATTCTGCCTTCTGCGAGAAATTGATCAGCTTGAGCTTTGCCCGCGGTATTATCGTCATCACCTTCTACGTTCTGCACAGCTGCTGTCACAGTGACCTTGGGCACAGTGGTAGCTGTGAATGTTCCCGGTGTTGTGGCTGCATCATACAGAGCAATTTCAACACCATTGGCAAAAACATTAAAGGGATTATATAGGGGTTCTTGACGACTTAGTGTTCCAGCTGCGTGATTATGCGGTATTAAGAAGTGTCCACCGGCACTAGTCGATCCCGCGCCGGGAGTGGTTGACTGTGGGGTTGGGGTAGTAGCCATAGTTTAAAATATTGTAGGCAAGGACTTTATTTTATCCTTGTATTCTGACAGCTTGCTTATCCCTATGGCGCCAGTATCTTCTACATATAACTTATATAAACTTGCATAACCCAACCATTCATACGGACTAACTATATGAATACCTGTGCCTGTGGCAAGGGTTGTCATAGTCGTGCTATTTGTTGAGATGGTAGTTGTATTCGTTGCTACTGTAGACAGATGAGTGTTTATGCTAGTCAACGAGTTTTTAATGTCAGTTGAATTAGTAGCAAGGGTTTCTAATGCTGTTGCTATTCTTCCGTAATATGCACTATAGTCAATTGGATCGCCGGCGGCCATACTAATTCCTTAAACTGATATTTATGCTAGTGCAATCCCTGTGGTTGACTGTATAAATTGATCAGCAAATGCTTTGTCTGTGGCTTCTGCTACTGTTACTGTTGTTTTTAACAATTTGATCTCTTTGTCGGGGTCCACAGTAAACAAATAGGGCATCAATCCTGGGCCTTTTGGTCCCATACCGATAACCTGTGGATTTTTTAGTTTGTAGTAGGTTGCTCCATCTTCTACCAATTTAGCTACCAGCTCTTCTCCGCTGGTTAGCTTAAATGTAATAACTTCTCCTGCTGCAACACCTTTGTCAATTAACATTCTATTTTTCCTATTTTAGTAT